ACCACCACTTTTACCTGCTCCACCACCTGAACCTCCGTCACGACCATTAGTACCACCTGGAAAACTACCACCTCCACCACCGCCAGCAGTCGATGTTATTGTACTAAAAATTGAATTACTACCATTTCCACCTCTGTTGTTAGTCGATTTGCTTCCACCTCCACCTACTGTAATTGGATATGCTTGAACTGATATTGGTAAAGCTGATACACCTGAACCTAATGGAGATACAGAATAACATCCTGAAGAGGTACCTGATGATTCTCTATAACCGCCACCTGCACCTCCTGCGCCAACATGTGATCCACCTGCACCACCACCTGCTATTACTAAATAATCTGCAACAGATAAGGCGCCTGCACCTGCAGTAACACAAAATGTTCCTGGACCTGTAAATGTATGAACTTTAAAATTTGTACAAACAGTAGTTATTGTTCCTCCTGTTGCGGTTATAAAAGATCCTCCTATTACATCTTGAGTATTATCTCCAACGTCTACCCAACCTTGAGTTGAGTCTACAAATACTAATGTTAACCCTAAACCTTTGGTAGTTAAATCTGTGCTACCGTTATTACCACCTATGTTGTCAGAACCATTTGGAGTTACTGTAACTTTGTTTGAATCAAATGTATTTGCATAGTCAGCAAGTGCAACAATATCTCCCGCAGTTCCTGATGGTAAAGTCATTACGACTGCACCACTTGTAGTATTAATAAAATAACCTTCTCCATTGGCTGCAGTGAAATCAGAAGTTTTAATACTCCCAGTCTGCCAATTAACAGAACCAGATCTTCCAAATCCTGATTGTGATGCACCACTAGCAAGTGATATTGTATCACCTGAAGCACCAATAGTTATATTTGTTCCTGATTGACTAACAATATTTCCACCGTCAGATGCTTGATATGCATTTGATTTTATTACATTACTAGAGGAAGTAATTTCAGCTCCAGTTATATTACCTGTAACTACAGCAGCTCCAGGAATATTATTTGTGTCACCACTTGCACCAATAGTGTTTGTAGTTCCACATTGACTTACAATATTTCCACCATCAGAGGCTTGCACTGCATTTGTTTTTACAACGTTACCTGGAACTGCAACAGATTTACATGCTGACCCTACGGTAATCGTACTGCCTGATTGTGCGTCTATTTCATTTACCTCTATCTTACTCATTAAATTATTACCAATGTTCCTGTTGTTGTAATTGTTCCTGTAACTGTAATTGGTCCTGCTAATACACCTGAGTCCATTGTTTGAACTTCATCTAATGTAGATGCATGAGTTAAAACATAACCTGTTGCTTCCATAACAGGCGACATTGCTTTTTTAGCAGGTATTGTACAAAATACTTCTTTCTCATTTGAACCAAAATTTATTTTAGATGTGTTGCCTGATGAATTACTTATCACTGTATCTCTTGATAAAGTATCTGGAGAGGCATCGGTAACAGTACCAATACCAACTTCAAACTTATCTGTACCTGTTTCTGTGATACAATAATACGTAGTATTAGTTGTACCAACTCCAGCTACAAATGTAATGAAGTCCTGTGAAGCACCAGCTAGGTTAATCGTTCCCGTACCCGAGGTAGTGCTTGTCTCTTTAACTCTATCGTTAATGACAAGTGCCATCTAAACCTCTCTTACGTTAATCTTAATATAGCTGCTGATGTTGTAAATGCAGGAAACTGAATTGTAAATGTTCCAGCAGTAGCAGTTTTATCACCACCAAAATCTAAAACACAAACTGCATCTGTAGTCGATGAACCACCATCAGTTGTTGTGTTATAAATTAATGCTCCTCTAGCTGTTAGTGTAACACCAACAAAAGAAAGATCAGCAAAATCTGTTATCGCTACACCTGAAGATACTTTGACACCTTGATTTACAAGTGCCTTACCGCCAGCAGAATATCCTGATGAAGTTACCTCTGTATTAGAACCCCCACCTGGATTAGTTGAATAGTTTTCTGTTGATGCACCTAAAGTAGCAGCATTAGTATACATAGCTAATTTGTATGTATCAGATGATGTATCAAAATCATGTTTTCCTTGAAGTAACTCTTTTTTAAAAGAATTACATATTGCATTAGTTGTTATAGCCATTTTTATTTCTCCTTATAAATTTTATGGTGATGGTGATTCAACTCTTAGTCTTGGTACACCATCATCGTACTCAGCTCTTCTTCTTCGACCCATTTGTTGAATAGCAAAAGCTTGTGTTTCTTCATTATACTTGCTTTTATATAGATTGTACATATCCATGGGTCCTTTGAGATATGCAAAACATTCACTCAGAACACCATGAAGTAACATTGATTCTTGGTATTGAGATAAAAATGTGGTTGTTGTGTTATCAAAATGAGGAGGTGTTACAATATAATTAAGTTGTACACCGTATGCAATGTCTGGAATTGGTGCAACAACAATAGTTGAATCATCCCAATTGGCATAATATTTAGGCTTACCAGTAGCATTAGAAGAATTAAATTCACTAATAAAACTTGTATCTCTTTTTTCCATAAATTCTCTTGCACTTGTTATTGAGGCATCAGCAAATACTTGAAGAGATCTAATAATTAAAAAATCAGCTGGAGTAACTAAATATCTTTTATTAGCTGTAAAAGATGAAGTAGCATATTTTCTAGTATCATCATAATCTACTTTGCCTGCAATTTCTAATTCTGTATTACGGATAAACTGATCAATCAAAGTATCAGACAACACATTAGAATCTACCTCTGTATAATTTCTGACTTGAGTTAAAAAATTTGAATAAGTTATTGCCATTATGAAATACTCACTGTTACGTTACCTATTAAAGCATCTAAATTTCTTCTTCTATTTTGTAATGATGGATCCTCTGGAGTCATGCTATGAATTGTAGTTGTTACACCATTAGTAGTAACTTCAAATTCTTGTGTTTTAAAAGCAAAACTTCCAGGTAAATCTAAATTAGCAACACAGACTGAAATACCACCTGAGTTTGCTATGGTTACATCGTTAGCTGCTACAGTTGTTGGTTGTTGAAATTTTTGTGATCTTGTATTTCTTAATGCAATAGCATCAGCTTTATGATGAGGTGGATCCAATTGTGGATGTTTAGCTTCAAATTCAGATATATGCACTAATGAACCATTC